TTCCCAAGCAGGATTTTTGGCAAATAAATCAGTGCGTTAGCTGCAAAAAAGTCGCTCAAGACTTCCAATGGATTCAAAGAGCTAGTTTTAGGCTGTAAAAGCCTTGGCGAGCGCGACGGCGACCATGTCCGCGTCAGCATAGACGGCACGCATTTTCGGCCCCTGCCCCGGTGCCCAACCATATTTGGCTTCGGCCTCGACGTCCGTCATGCCGCCTGCAAAGTCCAAAGTGACACGGGTGCCGCGAAGGTCGTGCAAGCGCTTCCCTTCAATTCCCACGTCGTTTCGCAGGGTGATAAACGCCGAAGTTATGCTGTCCGCCATCTTGTACGGGAGACCGTGCTGATTGGTTATAATCGTCGTCGCCTTGCCCTTTGGCATTTCATCTAGCAGCGCAGCGATTTCGGGTGTGATCGGAATGCGCGCCATGTGCCGCCGGTTGCTTTTGGACGTCGCGCGACGGATCAAGCCCGCCACCCGGTCGACGTCGTTCCAGGTGACCATGATCGCGTCTCCCCGGCGCATTCCGGTGAGGTAGAGGAAGCGGACAATTCGGGCAAAGTGAGGATCGGCTGCCGCGCACATGGCGTCGATTTCACCCTTGCTCCAAGTGATGTGTGAGCGCGTGACGCCGCGTTGCAAACGGTCGATACCGGCGGCGGGGTTTCGTTCCATCCGTTCTTCGTCGATTGCCCAATTGAACAACCGGGTAAGCACGGTGAGCGCGTAGTCGGCCTTGCGCGGGGTATCGGCCATCTTTTCATGCCAGCGCTTGATAAGCGCCCGCGCACCGCGTTTCTGAATCGCTTCAAGCGTCGTTGTGCCGAACTTCGTTTGTATTTCGTCGAGATGACGACGCCATTCTGATTGCGTCGATTGTGCCATTCCACCGAACGCGGCGCTTTTCCTGAAATCTGTAATCAGGCCGTGAATCGTATTCGGTGAAACCGTGGGGCGTGCGAGCGCCGTCCATTTCGCCGCGATGCGTGCCGCCGTGTCGGTGTCACCGAGCTTCGCAAGCGCCTTCGCCCGTGTTTCGGCCTCGATTGTTTCGAGCCGGGGGCCGCCGCGCCAGGCGTAGACGTACAGCTTGCCGTGCGCCCATACCTTATGCATTCCCGGACACACCAAGGGCTTTCCGAAGTTCGGCGAGCCCGTCGTCTTGCTCATTCCCTGTCCCCTCACCGAACACCGCCGCGTCGATCTTGTGCCGGTCGAATATCTTCCGGCCTCGAATGCGGATTGGTGCACCAATCGTGCCGTCCGCAACGAGTTTGTCGAACGTCGGGGGAGACACGCCAATGTAAGCGGCGGCGTCAAGTCGGGACAATCCACGGGGGAGAATGCGCGGCGGTCGGGTCATTTGCGAGCGGGCAAACCATTGCAGGTGTCAGATATGATCTCAGTGCCGACCGCTTCAACGTCCACAGTGTGCCCGCGCCGTTCCCAATACGTGCGGATAATCGCGGCGCACCGTACGGCGTGTTTCAGGTCGGCGGGTGTGACACGGGCGTTGCGAGCGGCACGTATCTTAGCTTCCTGTTCGACCGAAGCGCGGTCATAGGTGAAGTACCGCCCGTCTTGTTCGTCACGTTGCGCCAGCCAGCCGCGAAGCGCGGCGAGGGCGTAAAACGCCTCCCTGGAAAGACCGACGGCCCTCGCCGCCGCTTCGGTTCGGATGCGGTCGGGTTCATTCGTCATCGGCAAGCGCCGCAAGCATCGCGGCCAGGCATTCGGCGAATTGCCGTTCGAATTCGGCGAATTGTTCGGCGCTCATTGCATAAACCCCGGTTGCGTGTCGGGGAGTCCCGCAACGCCTTCCGCGCGGCGCGCCAGTTCGGTGAGCGCAAGCGACAGGTCGAGTTCACGCATCACGCAATAGGATTGCAGTTCGTCGACCGGGAGCATATGAAGCGGGGTCCCGTTCGCTAGGCGAAGGTTTGCCGCCGTCGCGAGTTTGGCCGCGTGAACTTTCTGTTCGTCGGTAAGGCCGTTGAATACGATTTGCATTGTGTAGTTCCATCCTGTTGAAAAGGTGCGGGCGACCGGAAGTGTTCAAAAGGAACACCGCGCCACACTTCCGGTCTTAAAGTCTCGCCCGCTAAGACTCCGTCGTCAAACGGCGCGGCGTGTCGGTTATTCAGTGTTCGGAGCGCTTGAGCCCGCAAGACTGCCAGGCTGCAAATAGGAGTCGCCGTCAGCAATCGCGCTTTCATTCTCTGCACGTCTTAGATCGTTCGCGGAGTACATGCCGATTTCGCGCCCGATGCGATACGCGGCGAACCGTTCGGTCATGTTGCCGCGAAGCAAGCCGCGAAGGTCGTGTTCGATGACGTACTGACGCCGCCCTTCCGGTGTCAGCAAGCACCGCATGAACGCTTGTTCGACGCGTTCGGCGAGCGGTTGAAGGCAGTTCTGTACCAGCGCTTGAGCGTCCGCCGCTGCACTCCCGTAGCTGACCGACGATTGAATGCCGAGCGCGGCGGGCGGCACGCTGAAAATGCGCGCGACGTCCAGGTTCGACATTTCCCGGCTTTCGAGAAACTGTGCATCAGCACCCGACCAAGAAGTCGAAATGTATTTGGCACCACCTTCTAACACTTTGATCTTCCCAACGCCGCCGGGTCCGCTGGCGTCTTCTTCGAACATGTCTTCAAGTGCCTTGCGGCTTGGCGGGCTGATCTTGGCGTTCGGGACAGACAAGACGCCCGCCGACTTATGACCACTGGTTGCAAGTCTTTGCGCTGCTTCGTTTTCCGCAATCGCGCGATTCAAAGCGCCCCTAGCTATAGCAATCGGCGACCGGCCAAGCATTCCGTCTTCGGAAGATGCTCTTATGTGAAGCACTTCTTCCATCAGCAAAGTCATCGACCCTTTATTGCCGGTTTGAGAAACGCGGTAGCGAAGGCGCCCGCTTTCCAGCTTCTCGACGGTCACCGCTGACGAAATGATCGGCCACAATTCGATGACCTGCCCCGCGCCGTCGCGAACGATGCGCGCGTACGCGTTGCCGTATAGATCAAGCGACCGAACCAACAATTCACGAAGTTCGTAAGCAGTCATCAGCGGGTTGGCCAAGTCACCTAGAACCATCGCCAGGGGCGTATCGGTCACGCGCTCTTTGTCACCGTTCGGAAGCTTGCGGTACAGTTTCAGCGGCACCGACGCCATAAGTTCGGAGCGAAGCGATACGCACCGCGCGGCCACCGCGAGATTGGAAAGCACGGCATTTGCCGAAGCATAGGGCGCGGCGAACGCCGGGCGGTTCCACGCATCCGGCGCATACGCCGGGTTATAGTCGCGGCGTTCGAAGCCGAATGCGGAAAGAATGCGGGTCAGCATGTCAGAACCCTCCGAGGTCTAGGAAATCAATCCGGCGGGCAAGATCGCTGCGATTGGCGAAAGCCGCCGAACGGGCATTCACACTGGTTTGGGGGTAAGCAGGCCATGCCGAGACAATCGAAATCTCGCGAAGGTCAATCGCGTGCAGCGTTCGCAGCGAGCCTTGCCAGGTCTCTCGCGTCGGAATGAAGCCGAAGGATGCCCCGCCAAGCGAACCGGCGTCAGCGAGCGCTAGAACGTCGTCAGCAAGGCTTGTTTTCGGTAGGGCGATTTCGAAATGCAGGCCGCGCGTATCTTCGGCGAGGCGAAGCGACCCGTTGCGGGTGCGACCAAGCAATTTTTCGGTGTTATGATCTACGAGGCATAGCTTGTCGCCCGCCTTGAGCGTGTCGGCGAAAGCGCCGCGTGCAATCATTTCGTCAAAGTCGACGATGCGTGCCCGCTGTTCGAAGACGGCGGCGTAACCTTCCAGGGTCCGGCCCTTGGCGCGCACTTCCAGTTCGGCGGCGCGACGTTCGATTGTGTTCGTCATGGTGTGATCCTGTGAAAAGAGGTGGGGCGGCGGTTTGCCAACGGGAATGCCGAAAACCGCCTTCACCGCCGCCCCTGCCACGCGCCAGGGTGATAGCGCGTGGCGTTCGGGACTAGGCCGCGTTCATGTCCGCCGCATAGGCGAAGGATTCTTCATGACGAAGTGCAACGTCCGCCGTTAGAAGCGCGCGTACCTGGA